AATATTTTCAGTAGATGGTAGTGTTACTGGCTGGCTTGTTTGAACGTCCCCCTGGGGTGCGCTTGCAGGAAGAGGCGTTGTAGGACTTGTTGGGGTAGTCGTCGAACTACTCGGCAAGGTGCTCGTCGGGGTAGTCGCTAAGTCACTGTTTACGGTAGGTTGGTTGCTATCAACTATTTCGCGCTTTGATGGTATATGTATATATTCTTTCCCATTGGTAGTGGTAAAACTCACCCCATCATACCCACCATCTCTTGCGGCATTAACCAGCATTTCCATAGATGCAGATTTTGGCAAGCCTATCGCTTCTTTAGCAAGAGACCAATTAGGCGCTTCTAAAAGGTTGTTAAACTCTATATTGGATTCTTTTATATTCCCATTGCTTCCTGCATATTGTTCAGCTATATGTCTATTAGGAGAGTAAAAGAGCGCTCCGCCAACAGTATCTTCATTTTCTCGTCCTGCTGGAACTCCTCTGTACAGCACCAAACCTTTTGTCTCTTGCTGATCTACACTGCTTTGCTGGCTACTTCCATTCGCTGAAACTCCACTCGCTCCATCAGTCTCCACAACGGCTCCGGGCACTCCAAGCCCTCCGATTCCGCTTCCAGCATCATATCGAAGAACGCTATTTCCATCGCTTCCCGCTGTGTTAGCACTTGTACTTGCTGCGCTTCCACTATCCAGCATGGGATCGGCATATTGAGAAGTTGTGCCATTAGTTGCGCCTTTTGTTGGTTGCGGTTCTTGGCTTGCCTGTACTGCATTAACATTAAGATCAATCGGCTGACTCTGTTTGATTGACTGCTGCGCTTGCCCTGCTACCAGCGGTTCCGCGTTATCGATAAGTGGCCGCACATCAGGCGCAATGTTAATATCTGGACGTGGCACCGTGTCAGGTTGTGGAACATAACTTTGATCAACTGGCGCATTACTTGATGTGGCACTATTAGATGCGCTTATCTCATCAAGTAGGTCTTGATTGGTTTGGTTATCAAGCTCTACATCAATACTGGATTTAGTTGCAGAGATTAGATCATCGACATTGGAGGATGAAGCTATGTCGGGTGTAGGTGGTGAACCAGGGGGTGGTGAACCAGGGGGTGTGGTGTTAGGGGGCAGCGTAATGCCAGGTTGGAACGGATACTTTGCGCCTGCATATAATTTTTGTCCAGCAAAGGTTGCGCCACTTTGTCCAAGTGAAGACGCAGCTTCTAGGAATGCGTCTTTAGCGTCGGCTTCACCTGTTGCTATCTTGGAACCGGCATATTCACCTGTAAATTCACCTACTGGTTCTAGTGAGGCCGCTCCGATATTTCTGGCCGCATTCCCTGCGCCTTTCTTGGATGCGATATAAGCAGGGTCAGAAGCCACCATTGACTTGAATTGCGGAGTTTTTGCTGCTGCCGATACTGCCGCCCTATTTGTTGTGTCAACTCCAAGTTTAGCTAAGGCTCTATCAGCAGCCTCTTTACCAGGGCCGGTTAATATAAAATGCGTAAGCCCCATTGTTGCCGTGTCTACAACACCAATTACCCCGCCCTTAACGGCTGTTTCTCCAAGAATTGAACCGCTGTTTTTTTGAAGATATGTTTTTACTGCTTCTGTATCTTCCGGGTTAATGCCAGCCTTTTCCAGTTGCCGCATAGCAGCTTCGCTCGTTCCAACAAGCGCATTTCCCGTAGACGCACCCGCCCACGCACCTAATATCGTTCCAATGACAGGTGAGACAGCGGAGCCAGCAAATCCACCACCCACCATTCCAGCCATAGGTAATACCATATTTGGTATTTGCGCGACAATCCCTGAACCCATTGCTTGCGCATTTCCAGCAAGCGACTTAGCACCAGCAATAGCACCGTCTGCTTTTTGATAATCACTGGCAATCTCGCCAGCAACATTTGCAATGCCACCTAAAATTCCATCGCCTTTTTTCCATGCTTTTTGCAGGCCGACAGATTCTTCACTGCCGGGATTAACTTTTGCGTAACGCGCTTGTTCTGCAATATTATTGGCAGCAGCATCATAATCATTCTTCGCCAGACTTTTTGCTAGTAATACGCTTGCCTTAGATGCGACATACCCACGTGTTAGTGGGTAATCTTGCTCTTTATTGTTATCCTGCTTTTCTTGCGCATACCTAGCATTAAAATCATCAAAGCTAATTTCTGTGTCTTGCTGTTTCGGCGCGTACTTGGCGTTGAATTCCTCAAAGCTAATTTCATTTGCCATTTACATTTCAGCCTTTAGTTTAGCGATTCTTGCGCGAATGTCCTTCTTGTCATTCTCATGACCTGAGCCTAATCGACTCAGCGTATCGGTAAGCTTTTTAATTTCAAGTTGTTTATTAACTATCTCGCCAGCTCTGCTTAGTTTTTTGTATTCTGCATCTGCTGCTGCAAAGTCTTTCTTTGCAAGAGCTTCATCTATTTTCGCATTAATTGCTTTAGATGCGTTCTCATATTGCTTGGTTACTAATTTAGGGTCATTGGCAGGAGCAATATTTCCATTTTCATTTTTACGTCTAGACTCGTTTGCCGCGATCTTTTGATTGACCGCCTCTACTTCCTTCTGTGCTTGTGCAAGCTCTGTCTCAGCCTGCGCTACTTCATTATCAACCTCAACAGGGATATTAGATGGCGTATTAGCTTGCCCCATTAATCCAGATGTTTTTTTAGTCTCGGCTGGCCTTACTGTCTCTTGCTTTGCCGGTTCGACATATGGCTTTAATCCTGTGCCGGTAGAGATGTATTTCGTACCGTCAGGCGCAGTAATGATCTTGCCTTTAGGCGCGGCTTGTGGGGTAATGGGGGAGAATTTAGTTGCTGGAACTGATTGCTTTGGCGCGCTTGGCGCTTTGCTCTGATTAATTGCCTTATCTTGTTCTTCTTTTGGCAGAGCATCGAATTCTTCTCTGGTGTAATCTTTGAATCTAAATGTCGGCTTGTTATTATTAAGATTGTCTATGCCACGCTGCGCCCTATCATCGCTTGCTGCTTTGGTAGCCGAGGCAATCCCGTTGTATTCTTTAATCACAGATTCGTATGCGGCATATGGCTGTTCCCCAGCCCTTACACGATTTTCATATAAAACCAATGCCTTATCCATTCCTTCACGATCTTGAATCGCGCTATCATCCATCATAAAGCCAGTCTTATCCAATTTCATTCCGAACCGCGCCTTAATCATGTCCGCGCCGACCGATAATCTCGCCATTGTTTGAGGCTCTGTTAACGCGCCACCTGCGCCGATAGCGTTAGACTCTTTTTTAATTTTTTCGACTTCTGCTTTTAACTTTTCAGCTTCTGCGGAAGTTTTATTAACCTCAGCCTTATTCTTTACGGTTTTTTCTTGGCTAGAAAGACTGTTAGAATAATTGAAGTTTTCTGCATCAATATTAGCTTTCAGATATTCAGGACTTAATTTTCTTTTCTCTTCATCTTTAGTGTACTGCCGCGCTTCGTTGAGTTTCGCTTGATCATCCATCAAACCTCTGTTGTGCGTAAAGTCCTCGCGCTTGTACTCGCGTTCTTTTCTCGCAATTGCGGCCTGTTCTGTGCGTTGCTCAAGGCGAATTTGTGCCTCTTCCTTGGCCTTCGCTATAGCCGAAGCGTCCATGCGCTCTAAGGTTTGGTCGGCAACCTGTTCGCCTGCGCGAGCCATACCTCCCATCAATCCCATGAAATTTGAGAATCCCATGCTTACATTCCCCCCTGCATTAATCCAGTCGGCTTAACTGGCTGCGCTGGCATTTCAGGCTGTACGTCTGGTTGCGTTTCCAGCTGCCCACCCTGCACGGACGTTTGCAGTTTCTCTTTGGTTATCCCAAGCAACGGGGCGACTACTGATATTGTTTTCAATGCGGTCTCGGCAATAACATCATCCGTTATTTCTTCGCCTAGTGCACGCTCTGCAAAGTCCATCGCCTTGATCATTAAAGTATACGAAGCTGCTATGGTTGCACCAATCGGCATTGTACCTTTTGCGCTAACATGTAGCAGAGATATGAGCCTTGCAACACCATTGGCGATTCTATCCGATAGCGGCTCATCCGTAGATAAAGCCTCAACCATTTTGTCGTGAAAATCATCACTGGCAATAACCGTAATTCCTGATGTTACGATTCGGTCGTAAGCTTCCCTGTCCTCTGGTTTTATGTTTTCTTCTATACCGGCTTCGTACTGTTTAAGCTTTGGATTCATTCGATACCTTTTTTAGGACGAAAAAACCGCGCTAGGCGGTTATGTGAATTACTGATTTTTGTTTAATGCGGTGCGAAAAATTTCTGTCTAACTTCCCAACGTCCCTGCAATTAAGATGATGACCGGTATGATTACCTTGCCCCCATAAGCCCGTAACTACTGCGCCCTACCTGTGCCATATTTGCACGCTGTATATCCCCAACGCGCCTGTTCTCTGCAAGTTGCACATTGGCATTGCTGGTTGCGGACAAGCCCTGCAATCCACCAGCGATAATCTTGCCGCCTTCGACAATGGCGTACTTGTTTCCATCCTTGTTCATGAAGTCAAAGAAGTCCGAGCTTGGTTTGGCTCTTACTGACGTGTTGCCCATTGGATCATTTGCTGTTACCGGACCGGTCGGTGCAAGGTTTTCGCCTTGGCTTGTGCCAATATTTGCACCTTGGCTTACACCTTGATTTGTGCCAAGACTTGCACCAATGTCCGCACCTGACGTCGGTTTAGCCCCTGCGGTTGGCTGGGTTGAATAAACATTACTGTCCGGCGTTTTGCCGCCATAATCGACCGCACTATCCCATCCGCTTTCTTTTAACTGACCGGGCGTTTGACTGTATGGCTTACCTGCTGCGTTAATGGCGTCATTTGAATAGTCCAAGTCAGTAGCTGTTAATCCGCCTGTCGCGCCACCCATTTGGCCACTCGGAGCTGCTAAACCCATATTGGCTGCATCTTCTGCCGCTGCCGATATGCTTTCACCAACACCACTAGTGGCGGCTCCTGCTGCACTTGAACCAGCCCCCATGAATGACGAGGCAATACTTGAGACTCCAGCCGCAAGGCCAAGCTGACCACCTATTTTCAGTAGCGTTTTATTCTTGGTAATCATCCCTGCCGCAGTAAGCCCTAACGCAACATAGCCAAGCGTTGCCGCTGTAATTGCTCCCCCTCCGACGAGGGCTAATCCTACAACTGCTGGTGGCATACTCTTCTCCTGTGTTTTATTTCGGACATCGCGTAGGTCGTGATACTTCCTAGGCTGCTGTAATCTTTGAAGCCAAGCCGGTGAACAAACTTGCGCGCCACATGGTCATCACTCTTGACCTTGGTTGTAACGTAGCCATACTTATCTATAATCGGTTGAATCAGTATCTTTAATCCTGTTCTCCAATAGGTTGATTTCTTTCTGAATTGTGGCTCAATTGCCATGTGGATTTCACCGTCTTTTTCAGCCAGCGTACCGACGATCACATCATTCACGATAAGCGGTATTAACTCCCACTCTCCAAGATTAATGGCGAACTGTTCTAGCTCAATATTAGGTGCGCTGTTGCGGTGCAATAATTTCAAGAGATAGGGACGCATTAGTCTGGTGGATTGCCGTTTCTATTGTCTGGCCCGAATAGACCGCTTCCGTTTGGTTGTGGCGGTGGTGGTGTGGTTGTGCCGGGTGTAGGTACAGACTCATCTTTTGTGAATTGCAGCATCGTTCCGGTTAGCTGGCTAACCGTATAAATAGCAGCGAAAGTATTATTTGCTGATTTGACGGCTTCATTTATTTGCGCTGCTTTACCGTTCGCATCTAAATTACTATTCATATTAATGGAATTAATGGTCGCCGCCAAATCACGAGCCATTAAGACCGTTTGCTCTTGCCCTATCTGTGCTTTTTGTAGATTCGCCTTAAGGTTTGTTAATGCCTGCTCATTGACCGCACCTGCTGCCGCTAGGCTAATATCATTCTGCGCCTTGAGCACTGCCGCCGCTGCGTTGGTTTGCGCCAGCTTAGCCGCTGTTTGTGCGTTAACTCCGGCTAGCTTCTCTGCTGCTGCTGCGCTGATATTGCCCTGTTTATCAGCAAGGTTAGCCTGCGCGATGGTTGCTGCTGTATCACGTGCGGTATTAGCTTGAATATTCGCCGTCGCGCCGTAAGCGGCATTGGATGCGTCTACGTTCTTTCCTGCAAACTGGTTCTCAGTATCCGCGTTGTAAGCGGCTGCACGGCCATATGTGCCAGCGTCAGCCTGTGCAATAGGTAGCGCTGCGTCATACATGGCAGCTTGGCCAGCTTGAACGGCCATTGAGCTATTCATCAAGCCGCCTGCATTCATTTGCTGCCTTGCACGTGTTGCCGCTTGTTGTTGTAACGGGTTATTTTCGTCAATCAGTTTTCTAACTTGCCCTGATACTGTTTGATCATCTGTCACATTCCACTTGGTAGGGTCTGCCAGTTGCCGCGCTTCATATCCCACCTTCCCGCTTACCGGTGCAACAGTATTGGTGGTTGATGTTTGATTCATTAATCCAGAAGGACTTGTTCCTGCACCTCCTGCCGGTGCTTCACCGCGTTCAGCAAGTCGCCTGTTGATTTCTGCCATCGGGTCTACCCAAGGCGATGGTGCGCCCTGGTTAGGAGCGGCATTGGCCATGTTTGCTGTCCACTCGTTCGTATTCGCTGCGCCGTATCGATCGCGCGCTTGGTCATCGAACGTATAAGTTCCATTAGGCCCAGTTCCTGTTCCATAGGCTTCATTGCCGGTAAAGTTTGTGGCGGTTTGCGATACTGTGTCATTCCTTCCTAAATTTGCGACTGTATACAGGCTGGTGTCAGGCCGCCCGGATGGCGCATGACTAACTCTTGGCGCTGCAACAGAAGGAACGGCAGCCCCAGCTTCGCCTTGTGGGGCAACGCCGTACTTGTTCGCGTAGATACTATCAAACGTATCTACCGCTGGGAGCGGAGTCATTAAACCCGCTGAAGTAGTGGTTGGCGTTGAGGCTGTTACATTTGTCATGTCCGGCGTTTTATAAATGCCGGGGTTCTTGGCGGTCAAATCATCAATATATTTCCTTTGCCCAGCCGCATCCCATTTAGTATTGAGCGGCACATTGTTCAACTTGCTCCACTCTGCATTGTAATCGGCCATTAGATACCTCTTGCAATAATGTCTTCAATCGCTTTGACGGTTGACTGTGCTGACTTGAGCGCGTCTTGTAGAGATATATTGTTGATAGCAGTGATGGGTGGTGTAATAGCTGGGGAGGAAGGCGTTACGAGTACGGTTGATACAGGGTAATCATCTGGGTTTTTAAAGTAGTCAGGACGGCTAGCCATAAGCTGCTTAAGATAACTATTTTGACCGGACGGAGACCACTTCACATTTAACGGGACATTGTTTAGTTCGCTGAATCGCTTGTTCCACTCTTCCACCGACATGGCCTGAGCAGCGAAAGACATTGCAAACAGTAGCGCGAATATTATCTTTTTCATTTCTTTCCTTCACAAATAAAAAAACCCGCCGGAGCGGGTGATTAACGGGTGATGCGGGGATTATTATCTGGTCGGCTTGGTGTACGTTGAAACGGGCGTTATAGATATTTTACCGACAACCTTTTCCGCAGTGGTGCCGCAGTCTTTAATGTAGTCAATTCCAGCCGTGGCTGCGTTGAATTGAAGGCAATACTTTGAACCGTCTTTGCTTCCCACGGCGATTTTAGAGCCGTTCAGGTCAATGCTTGATTCGAATGAATCTGGATTTTCAACCACTACCCCTTTTAGGCCTTGGGCCCATGTTGACCCCTCAAGGATTATCCCCGCCGTGGGCGTCCCATCCTGCGGGTAAGGGTAGCTCACTCTCAAGCAATTAGACGTTCCGCCAGGCAGGTAATCGTAAACGCTGCACTTTAACCCAGTTGCATTAGCGTTCGCACTGTTTTTAAACACAGTCCCTTGTACTCCGGTTGCGTCACGATGACGGGCAGTATTGAACCCGTTAACGCTCACCCCGCTGAAAACACCGATTAGGCTGTAATCAATGCCGTTGTCAACATTGATTGTCGGGGTAACTCGCAAGCCTGCTTGAACTTCGTTGGACGGAGTTAATATCCCTGTAATCTCTTCCATCGCAACGCTGGTGCGCAGATCGACGATCTCACCAGACACGCCGTAATCACCGAAGAATTCCGCACTGGCACTGCCAGTCAAGCCAATTGCAAAAATTGCACAAAATAACCTTTTCATGTTTGCACCTTTTGTTTAAATGGGACTCAAGTATATATTTATTGAAAAATAAGTAAACGTTTAATTGCTTGCCATAATTACCCAATTAGTCCCGTTGCTTACAAGCGTAGCCCACTTACCGGCTGTTGCCGGCAATATTTCCGTGCCTGGCCCCCATCCACCCTGCTGAACAACGTTTGATGACGCTGAAACAACTGTAAACGCTTGATAATTGTTAAAATGAATTTCTCTGCCGCTATACGCTGATGCAGAAGGCAAGGTAACCGTGCAAGTAGAGCCTGACTTGTTGTTTATCAGCCAGTTTTCATTTGTTGCTACTGAAAAATCAGCCGTCTTTGTGACAGGCGCGTTTCGCCCAAACGAACCGTTCATATTAATATGCAGCGTACCGGTTGGGTTGGCCATGATGACCGATCCGCCGCCCGCGTTAACAAGAGAAAAATCATTCGTGCTACCTGTTATGCCGCGAACCGCTAACCCTGATACCGGCGCTTTCGATAAGCTACCGTCTACCGCGGAACCAATCGCACCAGCAATGACCAAACCGCCGGGGAATTCTACCGCGCCTGATGGCGGTATTCTTAATGCGTCCAGCGTCCCAAGGCTCAGTGAATTACTTATTTTAAAGCTGTCGGAGTCGCTGTTATCTATCCCTACGCTCCATGCGGCAACGCCGGTAACATAGTAAGAACTCCATGCGTCAAAAGCTGATGATCCTGCAACCTCTGCAATAAAATTGGCCCCACTGCCTGCAGTATTACTGGTGTTTTGCAGGTGGATCAACGACGACGCGCCGGACTCTGAGCGAGATTTAAGCAAATCTCCGGTAAGGTTAAAATTACCTGCCGTAGTTAACCCGTTGGTACTGAATGCCTGACCAGTTGACCCGGCGAGAAGTGCCTTTGCATCAAGCGAGGCTTGCAACCCAGAAGTCTTTGCAATTGATAGCGCGCTGTCTGCAATGGCCGTGGCGTTGCCGGTGGATGTAACCACCCCCGTCAGGTTCGCATTTGTCGTAACCGTGGCAGCGTTGCCGCCGATGCTTAGCGCGGATGCGGTGCCTGTTATGTTCGTACCAACAAGAGCGGATGGCGTTCCTAGTGCCGGTGTGACAAGAGTCGGGCTGGTCGATAAAACAACATTGCCAGAGCCTGTGCTTGATGTGACACCTGTTCCACCATTGGCAACAGGTAGCGTGCCGGTAACGCCGGTTGTAAGCGGTAAGCCAGTAGTGTTTGTGAGCACACCTGCCGATGGCGTACCAAGATTAGGTGTGACCAGAGTGGGACTAGCTAAGCCAGCCTTTAGCGCAAGTGCAGTCTGTACTGCTGTAAAGCCTGTTTCTATTGCATCAAATTCAGCTCGTAGCGTGGAGGATGAAATTGTCGAACTTGTGGATGGAGCACCGGTTGAATCGTAATAATCATTTGCTGGCATTGCTATCCTTTGCTAATTTAGAATTTAGCTAATATATGAATCAACTGCTTACGCTATTTTAGTTTTATATTATTTACTAAATTAAGGCGCTGTTAATGCTATAACTGTTCCGAAAATCGCGCCCGTACTATCCGTCACTACATCGCCCACCGATACTGTCGAGGTAAGCAGGCAGTCAAGGATGGCGTACTGCGCATCCGATGGCCGCGCCTGACCGTCAAACCGCTCATAGCCATCCATCGTGTTATATCCACCATTAACGCCATGCTCAAGATTCTGCGCATCTATAACCGACCCTGGCGCTTTCTGCATTGCAGGTGTATCGGTATCTAGGCCACCGTTAAAACCGATCCATTCTGTTTTGGTTAGGACGTTTGGCGGTTTACGTTTTGGTGGATAGCTCATTCCGGCCTAACTGTTATCATGCCGGTATCAGATGACCGACGAACACGGCTCTGTCCGGGCAAATATTTAGCTTCCAATTTGTCCAGCAAATCATCGAACTCATTCTGACCTGATATGATTAAGTCGGATGCCGCAATGTCTTCACCGTACATTACCTTGGCGCGAGCGACAATAATTCTTTCGTATTCTTCTGGAATCGGTGAAGTATCAGAATTGGCTGTCATTTTGATTGGCCGTGCCCAATAATCAGCAGTCAACGAATAAACCGCGTCTGGTTTCGGCTCAAGTGTTAATGACAAATCTGGCATGATTACAACATGGCTTGGTTGCTGCGCCACCTTGATTCCTTGCCGATAGTTTGCACGCCAGTCTTTGTGAGGCAGCACGGGTAATTTTTTGTAATTATTTGTGCTGTAATCAAGATAGAAAGAATCTTCATCCCATACTCCGATTGTTGTCGGGGCGGCTACCGCAGCTGTGCCGATGACTGTACTTTCGCTCCATGTGCTCACATACAAAAAGTCCCAATCAAACCACTTTCCTTGTATTTCAACGTCTGCCAACGCAACGTATTCAATAATCTTTTCCATTTGAAGCGCTTGACCTGTGACAGTGGTCGGGCCAGAGCCGGGCAACCCACAGGCACGTCTGGTAGCCTGACAAAGCTGTAGGAAAGTTGACTTAGCCATTTAGCTTGTTATCGTTGCTGTCGTATAGGCTGCCGTCCTGTGTGTAGCGCGCACCAGGGAAATCTTCCACTTCTCCGCTAATCTCACCGAATGCGCGGTTACGATCAAGCTTACCGAATGGGCGGCTATCGGTTTCATTTTTGGTTTCAGCATCTACTTTTTTCATGTCTTCCTTCATAGTGGTTGGCGAATAATTAAGCCTGTTTCATTGGCTTTATTGCTGGTATCGCTAATAGCTGTATCATCACGCGGCAACATTGGTCTATCGCTCATTATTCCGTAGTCAGTACGATGGGTCATTTTCTTATTATCATCTTCTGAATAAGGAATGCAGCATCCAATATCATTTTTCATTTTTTACCCTCAAAAAAAGCGGCATCCGAAGATACCGCCTTGGTTTCTTGCTCTTACTTACCGCGGAAGGTAAAAGACCCTTTTTCTGTTTTCATAGAAACAGAACTTTCCGTAGGCCGCTGTGACTCCTCGTTTGTTACACCTCTTGGAGATTCTTTCGCGCTGAACTTAGATAATTCAGACAACCCCTTATCTATTGCTGCACCATTGCTTTTCATTTCTTTCATGATATTTCCCTTTTAAAACCAATCAATAATAACATCATAGGTGATAACCCCTGCCGGTGATCCTGTCGCGTTTGCAACGGTTGTTAGCAGTACCACGGTATCGGCAGGAATAACGGTCGTGCCGAGCACGGATGCACCTGGCAGGTCTGTCAAAGCGGTTGCTGTTGGCGCGGTCATTGCGGCTGGTAAAAAGTCACCATACGCGGTTAATGTTCCCGATAATCCGATTTTAAGTTCGGTTGGCGTACTGCCGAGAACGTGGGTTGTGGTGCATCGAGCAATAACGTCGCGTAGACGACCTTGCTTTCCTTTTGGCCCACGGATAGGAAGCGTTACTGCCGCTGCCGTAGTGGTAATTGCACCTGTGGTATAGGTGATTTGCTGCGCGTTTGAATAACTCATTCTTACTTTTCCTTTTTGTTAAATGCCGCCCGTTAAGGCGGCATTAATTACGAATCAAAATCCAAGCGAAGCCCATTTGATGATTCGAGCTTGTGCGGCAACAGTGTGGGCAAGAGCAAAGCCCTCCAATGCGTACCACGCAACCCCCATATCACGACCAAAGTCACCTGGCAGTTTCCCGCGAATTTCAGGTGGGCATACAATCGCTTCCATAACGGTGTCAGCACCAAAGAAATACGCTTCGTCAGACTTGGAGTTAGTCCATGCCTTAGATGCGATGGTAGTTTGTTCAAAAAAACGAATACCCTCGTAAGAGCGTCCAACCTCACCATTTAGAATGGCGCGAAACCCTTCGGACACGTAGGAATGAACAGACTCAAGATCATCTTTGACAGTGCGGAAAGTTGTTGGCCGACCAATTGCACGATAGTTGCCGTCGGAGTACACGGGGATATTGCGTTCCTTAAGTTGGTCAGCGATCAACTTCACATGAGTTTTATTCATATTTACGTTGTTAACGCTGCCAGCAGCACCCGCTGTATTGAGCGTGATTGCTGTAGTGCTCGAACCGCTGGTTGCTTCAACTGCCAAGGGAGTAGCGTAGAACTGCGCGCGCGCCTCTGTCTCGAATGCCTTGTTAGCATCGTTTTTCAACGCCTTGTGGATGATCTGCTTAACTGGTTGTTCGCTCAGATCATTCAGCAAGCCGGAATACGGAACCGAATTACCGAATTCATAGATCGTTCCGCTACCCTGTGTAATAGAAAAGTTTGTCTCTGGCATTTTGGTTGTTTCGCTCAACCTTGTGCCCTGTGTTGCTACATCCGAATACACGTTCCACCGGAATGTATCGCCTCGATTGTACCCTTTATCGGTAAAATCTTCCGCGTCACAGTGTTGCTGGAACCGGCTCATTGGTTGCAATGCGTTTCTTAGAACTTTGGAAAGTTCGTCCGCATACATGTAACCGCCTGCTGTGTTAGTACCCCATACTTGTCCTGCCATGATTTAATATTCCTTTCAGATTGAATTATTCGAGTCCACGCGCAATGCGCAACTCTTGAACGTAATTACTTTTTGTTTGTGGTGCTGGCGCTGGACGGTTTGCCATCCTTACCGAACCACCTTTAACCGTGTCTTGTGATCTTTTTGCAGCAAGCTTGCTGTCCGTAGACGTTGCAGTATTGCGCTTTGAGAACAAGTTACGTATTTCTTTTGCCGCCTCTTCGATAATCGCCACGGGATTCTTGTTAGGATTCGCCTGGTAGATTTCACCTGTTCGGTCATTGACTATCTTGAATAACAATGGGTCTTCGGCTAGGTCTGGAAACTGCTCTTTAAATCGCATCTCCCCCTCAGCACATTCAGCATCAAACCTTGCTTTTTTTGCTGCGTTGCTCTCTGCCTCAAGCTCACGCCTTGCCATATAAACCGCTTTATTTGCAATCTCATCAGGATTGACGGTAGCTTTTTGCGCCGCCTGTAGTCTAATAAGAAGTTCGTTAGCAGTTTCAATATCCCCTTCGCCAATCAAATGCTGCGTCATAGCTTCGTGATATTTACCAGCTAGAACTTTTATGTCATCCGCTGTAGCGGGTAGATCAGTCCTTTGCTGTTGAGACTGGATTTCTAATTCGCGCTGCTGTAGCTGCGCCTCGCGTTCTGCCAGCCTGCGTTCCTGCTCTTTTACCTGACGCAACTCTGCGCTGGCCTGATTGAGCAATTCTGACGCAGCTGCATTTTTTTGATATGCCGCAACTCCACCGGCATCATCAATTTTCGACTTGTGAACCTTGCGTTCTTTGCCGTTAACCACAACTGTTACTTCATCTAGTTCCGGTTCTGGCTTGGTTTCTTTGATTTCCTCGGCCTTTTCTTCTCCGGCCTGCGCTCTTATTTGCTCATCGCGTTTGGCATAGATGGCGGCACGCGGGTCATCCTCGTGAATCTCGGCTTCGACATCTGCGCCTAACTCGATTGGCGCTTGCTCTTCTATAAAAATTTTATCGTCTTGCGGTATTACTTGATCTTCGTTATTCATGTTTCCCCTTTGCCGTCCTTTCGGATAGGCGTAAAAAAACCACCAGAAGATGGCTATTAATGAAACTTGGCTCTACTTATTACATACCCTCTAGTTCTTTTAATTGATCGTGTGCTGAATGGCCGATGGTAATTGCATCGCTCATCCATACTTTGAACATCCTTGCAACGTGTATGCGGTTCCTGATTGCTGTAGCTTCTTTGACATCGGTAGGGTCTACATCGATCAACTCTTCTATTGCTACCGCGATTTCATCATTTGCTTTTTTAAGCAAGAATTTTCCAAGCGGGGTACGCATAAACGATTCTGCGTCTATGCCCATCCTGGCCATGCTTAATAATTCATCGTCTTGCATCATCGTATAAACGCCATGCCATCAGGTGATCTCCCAACCGGCTCAGTCGGCGGAGTAATTGCCTGTTTGCTTGTATGTGCCAGCATCATGTGATCAGCTACTTTGGAGTCTCTATCGTGCATGAGCGCCTCTCGTGACAATTGCATTTGAGTTTTTAATTTTAGCGATAGCTCGGCCATCTTGATTTTATGATCATCGAATGCTTGTTTCTCATCAGCAGATAGATTGAGTTTTTCCATTTCAATGTCCATCTGCTTGATCATTTGATCAAACTGCCGCTGCTTATCGTTTTCCTGTGCATCGGCCTGCATCTTCATTTGTGCGACCTGAATACGTGGATCAGGCGGTGGGGCTGGCGGTGCTTGTGGCTCGTCCATTTTCGGGAAAAACCTCTCGGCTGACTTGTACCCTAGCGCACCAAATACCTCGACAACCACCTCTTTGCCATTCATTCCAGCCATCAATTGAGGCGCTACACCTGCTATAGCCTGTATCCCCGTCATTAACTTCTGTACGCGTTGGGTAGGATTGGTTGCACCGAACCCGACATTAACATTAACGTTTGCCATGCCACGCAATAGATCATCTGTGACCTGATTAATCCCGAAACGATGCAACATCTTTGCGCGTTGCCCAGCTATCGCCAGTACCATTTCGTCGGTTTCGTAAGCGACTTCCATTCGTGCTAGTTGTTTCAAAACGGGTGTTACCCATGTCTCCGAAAATACACGTAGCTGGTATTCGGTAATCACATTGGCATCGCCAGCCAGCAATTCCATGCCGCCAACCGTTTCATTTAATTTGCGGTTAGTTTGTACTGATCCGGGCGAAAATGTACCGGCTAGCTCATCGTAGTCCGTGTTAACGCGATCCTGCTCTGCGTAGCTTGATTGAGTAATGTCAATGGGCGAATCCCAGCGAATATCCCCGTTAATGTCGTCAACAAGGGTTACTGACCCGGGTACATTGCGCGTCAGGCTTTTAAAATCTACATTGGCGCCCCGTCTTGCAAAGTACCTGCGGTTCATAACCAGCGAGACATTGTCTCTGCGCTGATTCTGTATTTCGTTTGTCTCTTCTTGCAGGTTGAATGTCAGTTCGTTTAAACCGGCTGGAATCGGCTTATGTGTTTCGATTAAGCAACTACCGATTACATACGGCCTTTCGCCCTTGCGTAGGTGTATGTACTCTTCGCGCAGCGGCTTTGGCTCGCTTAACCTAAGGTGCGTACCTAGCGTGTAGAAAATTACATCATCGCCATCTTTGCGAATGATGTTTCTGTGGACAAATACAGTATCAAAGTCACTGGTAGCATAGGTAATGTCTAGCCCGTCTTGGCGCTTAACGCCGTCCCGTGCCGACCTGATGCTATCGTACTGACTCGCTGCTGCTGTTTGTATTTCCCCAGACTCGTACTTGATCCACCTGCCGGACTCCATTTTTTCTTTGATGTCGCCTATAAACATCGGGATCATCTCGATAACATACGGGCTTGTGCCGACCGGATCAGTCCATGATGACGCAGGTGAAATGCGGAAATTCTCGATTGCAACTAGATCAATTTTAGGCTTATCGGTTACCACAGTCCTTATTTCTGTTGCTGACTGCTGTCCATCATCGCCAATAACCGGATTGCCAAGATCATCAAGCTCCGGCTCCTCGCTAACTTCCTCGTCGTATTCCCAGCTTTGATGGGATATGACTACACCGACATTTAGGCAATTTTGATATGCGCCGATTAATGTTTGAAACCACTGAATTGAATCACTGAGCCGGTAATTTAGTAGCTCTGATTGTATTGCTGCTGACGCTACCTGCATCGGGTCAGACTGATTTTCCGCTGTGACTGATACCAAGTCCTGCGTTGAGAAAAATGCGACTGCTGCGGCTGCTTCGTTCCTGCGAATAGACGCGCGTGTTTTTGGCCTAAATCCTTTTGATCTGTACTTATATGACTCTGCATGATATTTAGACCCTGGAGCATGTCTACCAGAAAAATGTGCCATTGCCTTTTCAACAGCCGGCCTAAGGCTAGCATCAAACCAGTCCGTAGACTGAGTATGTGCATCCGCCGCCATTTTAAGCCACTCATCATCCTCTGGCGATACTCTCTCGCCATCGGTGTTAACCGCTGTATCATCCATTATCGAATACCGGCTCACCACGGAAATCTGTAGGGATCGAAAACACACTATCAAACGTACATATTTTTGAGCGTGACAATCGGTATCTCTCCAATAGCTCACCAGCAGCACGGACAACCTTCCTACCCTCAGGATCAATTTTATTGATGTGCATCAAAAATCCATATCGACCAGATAGCATCATATTTGTGACCTCAATAACGCCGCCTGGCTCATTGACTGTTACCCGCCAAAACCCTGTAAATGATGGGTAGTGCAGCTCAAGTCGTGCAATTAAATTACGCGCTAACGTGTCTGCATACCCGGATATGGGCATGGATATATCTGTGATTATTTGGCTCATTCTTCTGTTTCGTACACTCCGCTATTTTCTTGTTCGCGAAAGATTTTCTTTCCGCCGTTGAACTCATACGTCACTGGTTTCTTTTGCAGCTTCTCGCCCTCAGTCTCTTGCACTAAATCTTTCCAGCTGTATGTCCTAGATGATGTATCAGCCATTTTCAAAACTCCTGGGCGTAAAAAAACCGGACTTATCCGGTGGTGTCTTACTATCAACCTCTTAATTTAAACGGCTTAGAACGCGTTTAAATCGCTTAATAAATAGGCAATTAGCCTAATTAAAGGCTTCCGGGTACAAGTCAGCCTCTCGCACAGGACGGGCAATGGGCTTGGCGAACGTAAGCCCTAGCGCATCTCCAAGATCGGTAGACCGTAGTCCACGCTTTTTCATATCTTCCTTCTTTTCCATCTGTAGCGCATTATTACTGTCGTACATATATTTGATCTGCGTCAAATCTGCCATTAGCTCATCGCTGTCCGGGATGGATGCAGGCTGATTATTTAGCCATTCGCTCATCTCACCCCACATTTCAGCACGCTTATTTTTGTACTTCACTTCATCAATCGGTGACTCTGAGCTGTTGACTTGTACAACATCACACTCGATATGTGACACCAACTCCTGCAAGCGGTCGTATACTCCAGCTCCCAAGCCGCCAACATCAATAGCGCACTGGTCGGCCTTAACCTCTTTTATTGCCATACGGACTAATCCTGCCACTTCCATTGTGCTTTTTTTGGAATAACTACGTAGCCAATGCACTTTACGTCCCTGTCTAAAGCATATTGTTGTTCTGTCATCCCCAAATCTAGCAGGATCTACACCGAGCTTTTTTTGGCCAGTCACATCCAATATTACAGCTTTACGTGCCGCCATAACCAATTCTGGCTTGATGTACGGGTCAACACCGGACATTTGGAATGCTTCTGCCGAGGTGGCCGGGTACTCCTGCTTGAATAACGAAGGGTCTTTTAATTCGATTATTTTTGCCCTACGCCATGCCATCTGCTCGTCATCCAGCCTATACAGTTCTTTGTACGTATTTTCTTCTTGCGTCAGCACAAATCCGTTTGGTGCGGCTTTTCGATATTCAGTTTGCCAATACCACGGCACAAATATAGCGACATATTCCGATCTACCAGCCTCTGCATCCTGCCATTGCTGGTGGAAATAATTGCCCACGCCGTTTGCGGTAGACTCTAAAAACGCCTCCGTCCCTGGTGAATCCGGGATTGCCTGGATAATACCCGCCGCATGTTGCTGTGCATTAGGCCAGAATCCGACTTCTGAGCCATGAAAAAATTGAACAGTCGAACTGCGGCCAACCGCTTTATTGCCAGCCGTCCCGACTTTATAACCGCTATCCAGCTTATCAAATTGCAATTCCTTCGCATTGGCAGAGCCAGTGCTGGGCTGTACGATGGTCGGGCAGTTCTGGTGGTATCTATTGGCAAGCTCAAAAAGGTTTGCGCTTGCCTCTTCCTCGTGGGTTAGGATAAAAGCTCTTACGCCTCGCGAATGCGTTACGCGCCAGTAGAATCTGCCCTCAATGTAAGTAGAGCATCCTTGCTGCCTCCCCTTAAGGATGATTGCACGGACTTTACCAGTCTCAGCCCGTTGTTTCTCAACCAATCTATGGATGTGCAGCTGTGCTTCATTTAGTACCAAAGGTACAACGCTTCCCGCTTTAGTGCGTATCTTTAGGCATTTAGTAGCGTAGTGCTCGAAGTTAGACTTTAACTTCTGCCTTATCCTGCGCTCATTGTCATCCATCAGTCCAAATCGTCCAGGCAGGCTTCATGCGTAGTAACGTTAGCTTCGATGTGCTGGACAGCCTTACCAAAACCGCGCTCAATAACCCCTAGCGCAGCCGACAGTTGATTACGCTCATTCTCGCCACTATTCATTATGCGTAGCAGCACGGCCAGAGCCTCAGGTGCTTTTGCTTTACATGCCGCAACTAATGCAAATTCTTCCGGCGTACGCTTAGGTCGCCCATTGACATTTCCGCTTACACCCTTTTTAAATGCAGTTTTAGGCGCTTTGCGCTTCGGCTTATTATCTGTTTGCTGCCTGTTAGCAGACACTTTATATTTTTTCTTTCATATTGTTGACCTATATCAATAAATATTACACATTTGGCTTGTCTTATTTTGTTTAGTGTGTATAATTCAAATCATCAGGCAAGCAATGATGCTTACCTAAAACAAGGAGATTAAAATGAAAGCACGTCTTATTTGTCCAGCAAGATCACTAACTTTTAACTTGGTT